GAGACGCAAATCACATCAATTAATGCCACAGTCAGCGGCGGTCAGGCTTTTCAAGGCGCAAGTTCTTACACAGTATACGGAGCATAAAAATGAGCGAATTCAAAATTGAACACAATATTGAAACAGGCGAAATTCTGGAAATTCCTTTAACAGATAAAGAATTAAAAGAATTGGAAAAGTTACGCGAATCGGCAGCAAAAGAACAGGCAGCGTTCGAAGCAGCAAAGGCAAAAGCCGAAGCAGATAAGGCTGCGTTATTGTCTCGACTCGGTTTAACCGAAGATGAACTAAAAACTATTCTCGGATAATGAAACTAAGATTAGTTAAAGCAGCCGAGACTCTTAGGGATCAAGTAAATTCTTGCTATCCAGATAGAGACAAGGCTTCCGATGGATGGGTGGCGGATGCTCGCCATCTCTCTAGAGGCAACTCGGATCACATACCAGATAATGAAGGCTGGGTATTTGCCGTCGATCTCGACAGAGATTTACACGGAAAGCCAAAGCCAGACGTCATGGGTGATCTTGCAGATCAACTTCGTATCGCAGCGCGAAATGGAGATAATCGCATTAAATACATCATATTCGATGGGCGCATTTGTTCCAGAATCCTTAACTGGAAATGGCGCACATACAAGGGAGCGAATAAACACACGCATCACATGCATGTTTCATTCAATAAAAAACAGAGTAAAGCAAATGGCTCACTCTTTAATATCCCTATGTTAGGCGGAAGCAAATGAATATGAAGAATCCACTAATCCTTACTGCTGGAGCATTCCTATCAGCATGGGCAGCATCCAACTTTGATGTTGATTATCGCGCCATCCTATGGGCGATTCTTGCAGGCGTGTTCGGTTACGCCACTCCTAAAAAGTGAGCGCGGCAGAGTGGGGTCAAATAATCGCAGCAGCGACAGCGACTCTAACTGGTTTATTTATTGGGTTGAAGTGGTTGGTACGCGGTTGGTTAAACGAATTGCGCCCCAATTCTGGATCTTCAATGAAAGACCAAATTACAAGATTAGAACAGAGCCAAAATCATCTCGCGACACGCGTGGATAAAATCTACGAATTGCTAACTAAGTAAGTCATACTAATTCCAAGCAAGGGAGATTAAATGACTACGCTGGCAGCAGTTCAAGGAAATGGCTGGGCAGTAATTGGCTCAGACAGTCTTTCAACCGATGAAAACGGCAGACCCATTAACATGGCAACACCAAAGATCGTAAAGAATGGCGCTTACTTAATTGCTGGAGCAGGTTCGGTTCGTGGGTGCAACATCCTGCAACATGGTTGGACTCCACCTAAACCACGCGGTGATCTAGACAAATTCATGACCAAGACATTCATTCCGTCTATGCGTAAAGCATTTTTGGATGCTGGTTACGATATGAAGCAAGATTCTTCGTCTGCACTCCACGATTCCGAATTCCTTGTAATTGTTCATGGGGTTATCTATCCGATATTTGAAGATTACTCATGGGAGCGTTCAAAAGACCCGTTATACGTCTCTGGATCTGGCGGCGCTTATGCACTAGGCGCGCTAAAGATGCAAGATATAAATGTTGATGATGAATGGTCAGCGTGGAGCGCAATTGAAAAAGCATTAAATATCTCTATTGAATGCGATACCTCAACAGGGGGATCGATTCACATGGCTTCCCAAAAGGACTTCCGATGAAATCAAGAATTTTAGTTATCAGCGATTTGCAGATTCCGTACCATCATGAAGCGGCGGTAAAGAATCTCATAAAGTTAGTCAATCGTGAGAAGTTCGATTTAGTGCTAAATACTGGAGACGAACTAGACATGCAAGCCCAGTCAAAATGGGCAAAAGGTACAAAGTTAGAATGGGAAGGTCAGTTAGATGCTGATCGGACTACTGCTCAAAATATCCTCTGGGATTTACGCACAACCGATATAACAAGATCGAACCACACCGATAGGTTGTATCACACGCTACTTAGAGGAGCGCCAAGCCTAATCGGACTGCCAGAGTTGGAATATCCAGCATTCATGGACTTTAAGTCTCTTGGCATTCGTTTCCACAAAAAGCCATTCGAGTTCCATCCTAACTGGGTCTTAGTTCATGGCGATGAAGGATCGATGAATTCTAACGCTGGTTTAACGGCTCTTGGCTTGGCTAAGAAGTTCGGGAAATCAGTAGTCTGCGGACATACTCATAGAGCAGGCATTAGTGCCTATTCTGAGGGCATAGGGGGCTCATACAGGACTTTATGGGGCGTAGAGGCAGGTAATGTTATGGACAAGAAGAAAGCCTCTTATTTAAAGGCTGGAGCCGCTAATTGGCAGATGAGCGTAGCCATCCTAGAAACGCATGGAAAGAATCTCAGCCCGATGCTTGTGCCTATCAATAAAGACGGGTCATTCACCGTTTACGGCAAGTATTACGGTTAAAAAATGTGGGCTAAATCACACCCGAAACACTAGGTTTTGGGTTATTGCCATGCCATGCTTAATCCATGAAGCCGAAAGTATCGGCGGATAGGGAGCAAAAATGGTAATTAACTCACTAACGATTCTAATCGTTGCTGGAATTGGTTTGGCGATGTATTTATCTTTTCGGTTGGGTTATGAAATCGGTTACGATCGAGGAATGACTCAAGGTCGCGTAGCGATTCGTAGATACTATGAGCAGGTGCAAAAATGAAAGCATCTGAAGTCTTGCTAAGTGCAACCGATATCATCGGACAACGTGGAGCAGTCTACGGATCTCCTAGAATAAATCATCAGCGTATTGCAGCACGTTTAACGCAATTACTGGAAATGCCTATAACTGATTGGCAAGCGTGCCTAATGATGCTTGAAGTCAAATTAAGCAGAATCCAAGAGACATCCAATCATGAGGATAGTTTTATAGATGCATGTGCCTACTTGGCTCTTGCTTGTGAACTTCGAACAGAAGAGGATGAACTATATGCATGATATTAATGAAATTATACGAATGACTTATGCAAATCGTTTAGTTGTTTATCGTTGCCAGATTCAAGCCACAGCGCCATTCGATGTTGCTTATTATCAAGGCAAAATGGATGCTTTAGATCATGTTTATGGATTACTAACAGAGGGAGATAAGAATGTTTAATTTAGAAGATTATGAGACGGTGGCAATGCTTAACCGTTGGTTCGTAGAAAACTATCCTATGGGAAGGACTAACATTGAAATCGTTTATCATGACCCTAAAGAGGGGTTTATCACTTGTAGGGCTGAAGTTTACAGGGATATTAATGACGTTCACCCTGCGACTACTAATATCGCTCATGGATCTAGGGATTTATATAACTCAAACATGCGTAGGTTTTACGCAGAGGATATTGCTTCATCAAGTCTTGGCAGAGCAATCACGCTCCTTAAAGGCGGACAAACTGCAACAAGAGATGATATGGAAAAGGTAGATACAAATAAGCCATTCGAAAAGCGCTTGGCTGAAAAGATTACTGTTCCAGATGTAAGCGATGATCTATGGACTACTAAAACCGTTGAAGCGCCTAAAACATCTGCTGAAGCGGTTGATTTAGTTAAGGATATTATCGGCGGACAAACAGAGAAGGATATTCCTAACTGTTCACATGGTAAGCCTAGAGTTTTGCGTACTGGCACATCAAAGGCTGGCAAACAATGGGCTGCGTGGGATTGCACATATAAGGCGAATGTCTATCAGGTAGGTCAAGAGAAACCGTGTGATCCAGACCGAATCTGGTTGGAGTTATCTCCAAGCGGTACATGGGTGCCACAAAAGGGGCGATGATGGGCGAAATGATGATATTTCATGAAGATGGAACCGCTGAAATAGTTACTGCTGAAGGCGATAGAGAGCAAATCGTTATCTATTGCGATTTATGTAATGAGCCAATAGCCATTACAACCAAACTGGGATGCGATGATGTGTTTCTACAATGCATTAAATGCCATGCAGTAACAAATACTCATGGCTGATTCATACATGCCTAAATCCAAGTCGGATGATTGGGCTACTCCACAGTATCTATTCGATGAATGGAATGCTAAGTATGATTTTGATTTAGATGCTGCTGCATCCTCAACTAATCATAAATGCATTAACTGGTACGGTTTAGATCATCCAGATGTATCTAGACGTAATGGATTGGCTCAATCTTGGGATGCTAAGGCTACTTGGGTAAATCCACCTTATGGAAGGGTATTGAATGAATGGGTTGGACATGCTGCAGAGCAATTAGGTAGCGTGGTTATGTTATTACCTGCTCGGACAGACACTAGGTGGTTTCATAATTACTGCTTAAATCAAAAGATAACGTTTATTAAAGGTAGGGTTAAATTCGGTGGTAATGCTAACGCTGCTCCATTTCCTAGCATGATTGTCGAGTTTAATGCCTAGTCAATCCCGTAAATATAGAGGTTTCGCAACCGAGCGAGTGGTCGCAGAGTATCTGCGGCAGTTCTGGGAATTCGCTTCGGTCGGTCGCGGAAAAGGTAAAGATATTCAGTCAGTACCCTTTGACGTTGAGGTGAAGGCTAGGACTGGATTTCAACCTAAACAGGTTCTCGCGCAGATAAAAGCGCGCACGTCTAAATCTGGGGAGATTGGATTTGCCGTTCTGCGTTTAAACGGACAAGGAGAAGATGCGCGTGAGTATGCCGCCGTCATCCGTTTCGAGGATTTGGTTAATCTATTAGTTAAGGCTGGTTATACCAATATGCCGCCTAATGTGAGAGAATTAGACCCTATACGCTGCAATAAGTGCGGCGATTGGATGTTCGAGGGTATGACCTGTCGAACCTGTAAGGGGTTGAGTTCAAATGCCGATCTATGAGTTCGAATGCGATGGATGCGATGCTAATGTCCGATTCGATAAGGAGTTCAAAATCGATGAACCTCATGAACTTGAATGCCCAGTATGCCAAAACAGCATGCGCAAGGTTTACCAAGCAACACCAACAATCTTTAAAGCAAAAGGCTTCTACTCCACAGGAGATTAGACACGCCGCGCTGACCTGCGGTTATGCTGAAACGCTTGACTCGTTCGGTACACTTACAGGGCTAGAGCAGCCGAACTGCTCAGCGCGAACCGTGAAGCGGTTAGTTCGCGCGGTAGCCATCGTTATCGGGATATCTCTATTCTTGCCAATGGCAAGTGCTGTGCCTGCGACAATAGATCCTAAACAATCAGCAAAAGAATTTGCTAAATCAATGATGTCTTCTAATAAAGAATGGGGATGTCTAGCAAGACTCTACGGAAAAGAGAGCGCATGGAATCCATACGCAAGGAATGGTTCACACTATGGAATACCACAAGGTAGAAGCAAGTATCTAAAGACTGCTACTGCACAACAGCAGGTAATCTGGGGACTCAATTACATTAATCATAGATATGATGGAAAGCCATGTAATGCTTGGAAGCATTGGCAACAAAGGAACTGGCATTGAGTAGTCTCAAAGATAATGGATCTACATCTCAATGGAGAAGACTTAGAGAGTTAGTCTTACGTCGAGACCAAGAGACATGCCAGATGTGTGGGCAACACGCTACACATGTCGATCACATCATTCCAAGAAGACTAATCGATGGTAATATGGCAGACAGTCTTGATAATCTTCAGGCATTATGCAAAGCATGCAATCTACGCAAGGGGGGTCGGTTTTTTGAGAGCGGCAGAACACCCCAGACTCTCCTCTCT